TCAGGCTGCCATCTCGTCGCAAATTCCGCTGTGGATCACAAAGCCCGTGAGATACGGCAGCCCGCGCGGGATGCCGTAGTTCCTGCTGGTATGGCGATCAATCGTCCACGCCATCCACTTGCGCGTGGCGGCGTCGATCGCGTCCGGCAGGCTGCGGCTGTCGTCGAAAGCATCCAAAACGCTGTCCGCGTAGTGGCGGCCAAATCGGCTGTCGAGAAACGCGCGCACGGTGTCGAGGGACTCGCCGGTGGCGTTGGCGACGGCGGTCATGGCCAGTGGCCATGCGGCCTCGGCGTGCTCGTTCAGCGTGCCGTAAAGGCCCCAGCCTTCGTTGCGGGTGGCGGGGATGTTGGCGGTCTGGGTCATGGTGGACTCCTTGGCATTGGTGGGTGGCGACGAGCCCATGAACGCGCTGTTCGACACCAAAGCCAAGCGTTCTGCCGGAGAATCTTCGAACAAGTTCGATCTCGTTCAATCAACGATCTCAAAACTCCCCGGCGCGTTGCCCTCGGCATCGGACAACAGAATCAGCGTCCGTCGCTGACCGTTTGGCAGCGTGACGACCAACCCGAAGAACTCCTCGTCGAAGGCGTCTTCGCCGGGGCCGGTTCGCGCCAATGCGGTGATCGTGCCGCCCACCAAGGGGTGCAGTTGCTGCAGATGAAAGTCGGCGTTGCTGGTCATGGTCTGGGCCCTCAGTCGACGCGGAGGCCAACGTAGCGCCCGTAGGTCGACCCAGAAGGGTCGACGTAGAGCGTGGTGCGATTCGGCGCCGTCACCTCGACGACGCGGCGCCCGCTGCCTTCGAGGTAGCCACCCAGCCCCGCCAACCAATCGCGGTCGGCGAGCGGGGTGCTGGCGAATTCGTCGTACTCGACTTCGGTCAGCACCTTGCGCGCCTGGATCTCGATGCGATTGGCCCACTCGCCGTGGATGCTGGCGAGCACGTCGTCGAGGTCCTGCGGCTTGCGGACGAATCGGATTTTCAAGTTCTCAATCATGGGGTGCTCCGTGGTTGTGGTGGTGTTGAGACATGAACGCGCTGTTCGCGTTCGAAGCCAAGCATCTATTGCTTGGATTCGGCCGTCGCCGTAACGCGCGCTGCCGCGGCGTTCCTGCGGCCTTCCGCCAGTCCAGCGTCGTAGGCGGCCTGCAGCGCATCGCGCACGCACCAGACGCCGACGTCGTGAAAGTCCAGGCTGTCGCGGTGACGCGTCTCCAGGGTGTCGATGGAGAGGTGCGTCTGGGCGATGCGGGTGAAGAGGTCATTGGTGGTCATGGCGGGCTCCAGAGTGATTTGGCGACGAGCCCATGAACGCGCTGTTCAAGCGGGAAGCCAAGCGTTTTCGCCTGGCTTCCCGATCCTGTTTCAGGCGGCGCGGTAGACCCGTTCTACGCCCGGTTGCTTGTCGGACGTCAGGGTCATGCCGAGCTTCTTCTTGAAGGCGCCGGCAAAGGTCCCGCGCACCGTGTGCTGCTGCCAACCGGTGGCTTCGCAGATCTGGCGGATGGTCGCGCCCTCGGGGCGGCGGAGCATGCGGATGACCTCCGCCTGCTTGCTGTTCTCGCGCGTGCGCGGCGTCGTGTTCGCGGCCGCAAAGGTCGCCTCGGCGGTGGCAACTTCGCCTTCGATGTCGACGGCGTCGGGCTCGGCGTGGGCTTCCGGCGCGTCCGTGTTCTCGGCGGCGGCGATGATTGCATCCAGTTTGGCTTCGAAGCTGGAGATCCGCCGCGGGTTGGCGCGTGGACGCGGCGCACCCAGTGCGTCGTAGCCTTCGGCGGCAACGCGCCAGCCCTCGCCGTTGGGCGTGATCAGTGCGCGATTGAAGAGGCCGTCGAGCACCTTGCTGCGCGCACCGCCCTTGATGTTGTCGGGGAATCGTTCGATGCGGCCGTCGGTGTGCTCGATGGCGGCGGCCAGGATGAAGTGCTGGGCGGGGGTCAGTGGATTCGTGCTCATGGTGTTGCTCCGTGGTTGGGTTGGGTGTGGTGCGTGATGAACGCGCTGTTCGTGGGTGAAGCCAAGCGCAATCCGATGGCCAGGCCGGGCGGGAGGTCCCCGCCCGGCGCAGGGCGTCAGTCCTCGTCGTCCTTGGCGTCTTTGATCTCGTCGATGGTGTCCTGCAGGCTCACCGTCGATCCGCAGAGGTAGCCGTGGTTGTTGCTGATCGCGGTGGTGACGTGCGCGATCCAGTAGGACTCGGCGCGCGCCAGCGCCCCCTGGTATTCGTTGTTGCGCAGGAGTGCGCGGGCCTGCTCGACCAGTTCGAGGATCTGCGACTGGATCTCGCCGAGTTCGTCGACGATCTCCTGGCGGTCGCGCGTTGTCGTGTTCATGGTGGTGCTCCGTGGTGGGGTGGATGTGCTTGCTGCGGGACACATGAACACGCTGTTCCGAGTTAAAGCCAAGCGCGCGGCGCTTAGAAATTCAGGCTTCAGATGCCTTCAGCGCGGCGATGCCCACCAACTGTTTGTCGTGATTGAAAAGGCCGATGGGACTGTCGATTCGCGCCTATGCGCGCCACCGAGGCGTGTCAGACGCCGCGGTTCGGAAAGCCATCGCTGCGGGGCGCGTCACGCCAGAGGCCGACGGCACACTCGACGCCGCGCGCGCCGATGCGCAGTGGTCGCGCAACACCGAGGCGCCGCGCGTGGGCTCGCGCACACAGGCCGCGCGTGCGCCCGTTTCCGCCGACAGCACGCCGACTGGCGATGCCACCGCCACGCTGCCGACCGGTGGCGCGTCGCTGCTGCAGGCGCGCACGGTCAACGAGGTGGTCAAGGCGCAAACGAACAAGGTGCGCCTGGCCCGCCTCAAGGGCGAACTGGTCGACCGCAACCAGGCCATCGCGCACGTCTTCAAGCTCGCGCGCACCGAGCGCGATGCCTGGCTGAACTGGCCGGCGCGTATCTCGGCGCAGATGGCCGCTCGACTCGGCGTCGATCCGCACACCTTGCACGTCGCCCTTGAGGCCGCCGTCCGCGACCACCTGCAGGAGTTGGGCGAACTGCGCCCGCGCGTCGAATGAGCGACTCGGTCTACGACGGCGCGGCAGAACTCGAACGCGCTTGGCGCGAAGGGATGCTGCCCGATCCCTTGCTCTCGGTATCGGAGTGGTCGGATCGACACCGGATGCTGTCCAGCAAGGCCTCGGCAGAACCGGGGCGCTGGCGCACCAGCCGCACGCCTTACCTGAAAGCGATCATGGATTGCCTGTCGCCGACTTCAGCGGTCGAGCGCGTGGTGTTCATGAAGGCGGCGCAGTTAGGCGCTACCGAGATGGGCTCGAACTGGATCGGTTACGTCATCCACCACGCGCCCGGACCGATGATGGCGGTGTGGCCGACCGTCGAGATGGCCAAGCGCAACTCCAAGCAGCGCATCGATCCGCTGATCGAGGAGTCGGGTGTGCTGGCCGAGTTGATCTCCCCGGCGCGCTCGCGCGATTCCGGCAACACGATCCTGGCCAAGGAGTTCCGCGGCGGCGTGCTGGTCATGACCGGCGCCAACAGCGCGGTGGGCTTGCGCTCGATGCCGGTGCGTTACCTGTTTCTGGATGAGGTCGACGGCTATCCGTTGGACGTCGAGGGCGAGGGTGATGCGATCTCGCTGGCCGAGGCACGCACGCGCACGTTCGCTCGCCGCAAGATCTTCATCGTTTCGACCCCGACCATTGCCGGGGCCTCGGCCATTGAGCGGGAGTACGAGGCCAGCGACCAGCGCCGCTACTTCGTGCCCTGTCCGCACTGCTCGCACCGGCAATGGCTGCGCTTCGAACAACTGCGCTGGGACAAGGGTGCGCCGGACACTTCCGCCTACGTCTGCGAGTCCTGCGACACCGCGATTGCCGAGCACCACAAGACCTGGATGCTCGAACATGGCGAGTGGCGCGCGATGTCGCAGGTCCCAGCCAAGACCGCGGGCTTCCATCTGTCATCGCTCTACAGCCCGGTCGGCTGGCGCGCCTGGCGCGACATTGCCGCCGCGTGGGAAGCGGCGGTCAGCAAGGAGTCTGGATCGGCATCGGCGATCAAGACCTTCAAGAACACGGAACTGGGCGAAGCCTGGGTCGAGGAAGGCGACGCGCCCGACTGGCAGCGCCTGGTTGAACGTCGCGAGGACTACCGCATCGGCACCGTACCGCTCGGTGGCTTGCTCCTGGTGGGCGGCGCCGACGTGCAGAAAGACCGCATCGAAGCCTCGATTTGGGCCTACGGCCCCGGCAAGGAATGCTGGCTGATCGAGCACCGCGTGATGATGGGCGAGACCCATCACGATGCGGTGTGGAAGCAACTCGCCGATCTGATCGACGAGCGCTGGAGCCACGAAAGCGGCGCCGAGCTTCCGCTGGCGCGCTTCGCGATCGACTCAGGCTTTGCCACCCAGCAGGTCTACGCCTTCGTCCGCGCCCGCAAGGATCCGCGGCTGATGGCGGTCAAGGGCGTGGCGCGGGGCGCCGCCTTGATCGGTACGCCAACCGCCGTCGATATCAGCATCGGCGGCAAGAAGCTCAAGCGCGGCATCAAGGTGTACGCGGTGGCCACCGGCATCGCCAAGCTCGAGATCACGACGTGTCTGAAGAAGTCCGTCGAGACCGACGCGCAGGGCGACGTGGCCTATCCGCCTGGCTACATCCACCTGCCGAAGATCGACGCTGAGTTCGTGCAGCAACTCTGCGCCGAACAACTGGTCACCCGGCGCAATCGCAACGGCTTTCCCGTGCGCGAGTGGCAGAAGCTGCGCGAGCGCAACGAGGCGCTGGACTGCCTGGTCTACGCCCGAGCCGCTGCCGCCGCGGCAGGTCTTGATCGCTTCGAAGAACGCCACTGGAGCGAACTGCAGCGCCAACTGGGCGTTCCGGATCGCTCCGCTGAATCGTCATCCACCGAACTCCCGGTCGCCGATCTGGCCGACCGGGCCGCCGCAGCCACGAAGCGATCGGGCCGACGCCTGATTCGCAGTAGATGGCTGGGCGGAAGCTGAGTCAGATCACTAACCCTCATCACAGGAAAACCAACACCCATGTCGCTCGTCTCCCGTATCGAATCCCTGATTCTCCGACTCGCCGCCGAGTTCAAGGCCATCCGCCGCGATCTTGGCAATCCCACCGAACTCACCACGCGCGACCAGTCGAACCTGGTCGCCGCGATCAACGAAGTCCGCGCGCTGATCGATGTCACGCCGGGTTTGAACATCATCGATGACGAAAACCCGAACGCGGTCGGCACCACCTTCTCCGCGTCCGGCATCGTCCGTCGACTCGACCAGCTCAAGGCGGACATCCTGGGCGGTGCTGACGGCGCGTTCGACACGCTGAAGGAACTCCAGGATGCGCTGGCCAGCGACGCCTCGGGCATTGCTGCGCTGACCCGTGCGCTGGAGTCGCGCGTGCGCCATGACGAACCGCAGGACCTGACCGTCGATTCCCAGGCGCAGGCCCGCCAGAACATCGGCGCGGTCTCCGCCGAGGCGGTGGGTGACACCGAGATCGACTTCGTCGTCGTGTTCCGCGACGCGCTGGCGGCCTGAGCCAATGAGCCTCGTTCGCAACATCGCGAGTCTGGCCACGCGGATTGCGCTCGAGCTCAAGGCTGCTCGCCAGCGGATCGGCGCTCTCGAAGGGCGCCTTCCGCCAGGTGAGACCGTGGTCACGCCGGGACATCCCGGCGTGGCCAAGGCCTGGGCGTGCTTTGCGACGCAAGCGCAGGTCGCCGTGCTTCGGTCCGGCTTCAATATCGCTCGGGTCGAACGCCAGGGCGTCGGTCGCTATCGCCTGCATTTCCAGGCGGCAATGCCCAACGCGGACTACTGCTGGCAAGCATTCGCGCGTAACGGCGGGCAGCAGACGTCGATCAAGCTGGCTATCGCACGAGTGCGTGGCGACGCCAAGACGGCGCAGTCGCTCGAACTGTCGGTCGTCACCACCAGCGGCACGCCGGTGGATTCGGCGGAAGTGAACATCGTGGTGTACGCCTGATGGCCTACACCGAAGCCCACCTCGCCGCGCTGGAGCAGGCACTCGCGCGTGGCGAGAGTCGCGTGCGCTTCGAGGACAAGATGGTCGAGTACCGCTCGGTCGAGGAACTGAAGGTGGCAATCCGAGAGGTCAAACGCGGCCTGTTTGAGCAGGCGCGCGACAGCGGGCTGTGGCCGGGCGCGCCGCGGCAGATCCGCGTGACCACCAGCAAGGGGCTGTGATGGCGCGCTCCTCGCGCGGCTGGTTCTCCAGCGTCGCGCAAACCACCCGCAGGTGGCTCGGACTTCCGGTTCACGATGCAGCTGGCCGTGGTCGACGTTCGCTGGCCTGGTCGCCCGGCAACCCCGGCGCCGTGGCCGCCATGCTGGCGACGCAGACCGAACTGCGCGCCAAGAGTCGTGACATCGCGCGCCGCAATGCCTGGGCCAATGCCGCGCTGGAGTCCTATGTGTCCAACGCGATCGGCACCGGCATCAAGCCGCAGTCGATGGTGGTGGATCAGACGCTGCGCGAGGCCATTCATCGGTTGTGGTCCGCGTGGGTCGCTGAGGCTGACGCCGCAGGATTGACCGATTTCTACGGGCTGCAGGCTCTCGCGTGCCGGGCAATGCTGGAAGGCGGCGAGTGTCTGATTCGCCTGCGTCCACGACGCCCTGAAGACGGTCTGGTCGTCGGCCTGCAACTGCAACTGCTCGAACCCGAACACCTGCCGGTGACCTTGAACACGAGCACCGCGAGCGGCAACACCATTCGTGCGGGCATCGAGTTCGATGCGCTTGGGCGCCGCGTGGCTTATCACCTCTACCGCCAGCATCCCGAAGACGGTGCGCTGGCGCCGATGTCGTCCAGCAGCGGCTCGGAGACCGTGCGCGTACCGGCGGACGAGATCGTGCATCTGTTTCGTCCGCTGCGGCCGGGGCAGATTCGCGGCGAGCCGTGGCTGGCTCGCGCGTTGGTCAAGCTCAACGAGTTGGATCAGTACGACGACGCCGAACTGGTCCGAAAGAAGACGGCGGCGATGTTCGCTGGGTTCATCACGCGGGTGCAGCCGGAAGACCCGTTGATGGGCGAAGGCCTGCCCGATGAGAACGGCATCGCGCTCGCTGGCCTGGAACCCGGAACGATGCAGATCCTTGAGGCCGGCGAGGACATCAAGTTCAGCCAGCCCGCCGATGTCGGCGCGAGCTATGCCGAGTTCCTGCGCATGCAGTTTCGCGCGGTTGCGGCGGCGATGGGCGTGACCTATGAGCAACTGACCGGCGACCTGACCCAGGTGAACTACAGCTCGATTCGTGCCGGGCTGCTGGAGTTTCGGCGCCGGGTCGAGGCGATCCAGCACGGGATCATCGTGCACCAGTTGTGTCGCCCGATCTGGAAGGCCTGGATGACCCAGGTCGTGCTGGAAGGCTCATTGCCGATCACTGACTACACGCGCCGCCAGCGCGAGGTGCAGGCGGTGAAATGGATCCCGCAAGGTTGGCAGTGGGTGGATCCGCAGAAAGAGTTCAATGCGGTGAAGATCGCGATCCGCTCCGGTCTGCTCAGCCGGTCTGAGGCGATCAGCGCCTTCGGCTACGACGCTGAAGACATCGATCGCGAGATTGCTGCCGATAACCAACGCGCGGATCAACTCGGCTTGGTGTTCGACACCGATCCACGCCGCGACCCCGTGCGTTTGTCCGACGTCACCCCGACCCCAGGCGCCTGAACCCATGTTCCTTCCCCATCTGGCGAGCCGATTGATCGGCACGCCATTGCTGCTCGCGCGCGCCAAACTCGATGTCCTGCTCGCGGTGCTCGGCGAGCGCATCGGCGTACCGCAGGTTAGCGTCGCGGCATTCGAGCCGGTCATCGCGCCGAGTGTGCGCACGCAATCGTCGATCGCTGTGGTCCCGATATTCGGCACGCTGGTCCGACGCACCAACGGACTCGAAGCAGCGTCCGGTCTGACCAGTTACTCCGAACTCGCGGCACGTCTTCAGGCCGCCTCCGTGGATCAGGCCGTCCGCGGCGTCCTGCTCGAGATCGATTCACCCGGTGGCGAAGCTGGCGGCGTATTCGAACTGGCCGAGCACGTGCGCACGCTGGCGCAGCACAAGCCAGTCTGGGCCGTTGCCGTCGACTCCGCGCTATCGGCGGCCTACGCGATCGCAGCCGCCGCCAATCGGGTCGTGGTGACGCGCACCGCGGGCGTCGGATCGATCGGCGTGATCGCCATGCACATCGACCAGTCGGCCCGCGATGCGCAACAGGGCTACCGCTACACGCCGGTTCTCGCCGGCGCGCACAAGGCCGATCTCTCGCCCCACGCGGTATTGGCACCTGAAGCACTGACTCGATTGCAGCGCGAGGTGGATCGGCTCTACGACCTGTTCGTCGACCACGTTGCCCAGATGCGCGGGCTCGACGGCGACGCCATCCGCGCAACTGAGGCCGGCTTGTACTTCGCCGACGACGCGGTGCACGCCGGCCTGGCCGACGCGGTCGGCGGCTTCGACGACACGCTGGCCGAGTTCGCCCAGTTCCTTTCGCACCCCAAGCCAGTCAACCGGCTCGGGCACCACGCCGCACTGCTGACCCCCACCCCCACGATCAAGGACATCACCATGTCGACCGTACCCAACGACATTCCATTCCCGAACAAGCCGACTCAGCCCGCCTCCGCGCCCGACGTGTCGGAGCCCACCGAGGTTCCCGACGAGGACAACGAGAAGATCGAGGTGGCGCCGGCTACGCCCTCTGCGCCCGCTACACCGACTGCCGCGACCCAAGTCACCCGCAGCTTCGCCGACGCCCGTCTGATCGTCGAGATGTGCGCGCTCTCCGGTCGCGCCGACCGTGCGCTGGGCTTCCTCGACGCCAACGCCGGTGTCGACCAGGTGCGTCGAACGCTGCTGGCCGAACTGGCCGCAGGCCCCGAGATCGGCTCGCTGTTGCCGCTAATCGGTCATCGGACGGGCGCCACGCCTTCGGACCCCGCAGCGGCTGCCGCGTCGCCCACCCACAACCCCGTGCTCGCTGCAGTCGCCAAACTGCGCAAAGGCTGATCCATGCCCGCCATCCTCGAAAGTCAGAACCTGGGCGATCTGCTCAAGTTCGAAGCGCCGCAGCTGTACTCGCGTGACACCGTCACTGTTGCTGCCGGATCGAATTTGCGTCTGGGCGCCGTGGTCGCCTTTACGCCGACCGGGACCATCAAGGCCCTGGCGCCCGCCGCCAGCGACAGCACCAAGGTCGCGGTCGGCGTGCTCATCGTCGATGCCGACGCCACCCTGGCCGAGCGCGATGCACTGATGGTCTGTCGCCACGCGATCGTGTCCGACCGCGCGCTGCAGTGGCCCGCCGCCATTACCCCCGAACAGAAGGCCACCGCGGTCGCGCAACTGCGAGCGCTCGGCGTACTGGTCCGCACTGGAGTCTGAGATGCAGAACCCTTTTCACAACCCCGCGTTCTCGATGGCCAACCTCACGGCGGCCATCAACCAGATCCCGAATCGCTACGGGAAGCTGGAAGCCCTAAGGCTGATGCCGGAGAAGTCGGTGCGCTTTCGCCAGGTGCTGGTCGAGGAGCGCAATGGCGTCCTGGCGCTGTTGCCGACTCTGCCGCCGGGATCCCCTGGCACGGTGGGTGTGCGCGGCAAGCGCAAGATGCGCTCGTTCGTCGTGCCGCACATTCCGCACGATGACGTGGTGCTGCCCGAGGAGGTCAACGGCATCCGCGGCTTCGGATCGGAGACCGAACTGGAGACCGTCGCCAACGTGATCGCGCAGCACCTGGAGACCATGCGCAGCAAGCATGCGATCACGCTGGAGCACCTGCGCATGGGCGCCTTGAAGGGCGTGATTCTGGATTCCGATGGGTCCGAGCTCTACGACCTCTATGCCGAGTTCGACATCACGCCCAAGGTGATCAGCTTCGCCCTCACCACGCCGACCACCAACATCAAGGCGAAGTGTGCGGATGTGCTCCGCCACATCGAGGACAGCCTGCGCGGCGAGATCATGACCGGCGCCCATGTGCTCTGCAGTCCCGAGTTCTTCGACGCCTTCACTGGCCACGACCGGGTGCAGAAGGCCTTTGAGAACTGGCAGCAGGGCGCAGGACTGGTCCAGGACCTGCGCTCGGGCTTCACCTTTGGCGGGCTGACCTTCGAGGAGTACCGTGGTCAGGCCACGGACGTCGAGGGCCGCACGCGGCGCTTCATCGCCGCCGGCGAAGCACACTGCTTCCCGATGGGCACGGTCGACACGTTCGCGACCTATGTGGCACCGGCTGATTTCAATGAGACCGTCAACACGCTCGGCCAGCCGCTGTACGCGAAGCAAGAGCCGCGCAAGTTCGAGCGTGGCACCGATCTGCATACGCAGAGCAATCCGCTGCCGATGTGCCATCGGCCGGGCGTGCTGGTGAAGTTGACGCTCTGATGGGCTTCGTCGAACAGATCTTCGCCGCGGCGGCCAGTGCGGGCCTGCTCAAGACCGCCCTTTGGCAACCTGCCGACGGAAGCGCGCCGCAGACGCAGTCGGTGGGCTTCTCGGCAGCGGACACGAACCTGTTCGATGGCCTGGCGCTCGGCACCGATATCGAGATGTCGTTCCCGGCCTCCGCATTCGTCGGGATTGCTGTGCGCGATGGTGTCGTCATCGACGGCGTCCGGTTTCAGGTGCGCGACCTGCGCGCGGTCGGCGATGGCTCCGAACGGCGCGCGCGACTGTCCCGACTCTAACCCCGACTGTCCCGACTCTAACCCGTGGCGGCGAACTCTCTGCGCGAGCGGATTTTGGTCGCGGTGCTCGATGCGGTTCGCGCTCCGCTGCAGGCGCTCGGTGCCAGCGTGCACCGCTCGCCCACCGTGGCCATGACCCGTGAGCAATCTCCGGCGCTGGTGGTGTTCCCGGAAACCGACGCGATCACGGAGCGCGCCAACGACCGCGTGACCCGTCTGCTCACGATCCGACTCGTGGCGTTGGCCCGCGGCGTGCCACCGGCGGTCCCGGAGTCCGAGGCCGATCGGCTGCTCACGGCCGCGCACGCCGCCTTGATGAAGGACGGCACGCTCGGCGACCTGGCGCTCGGCATCCGTGAGCAGGACGGCGAGTTCGAGATCGAAGAGGCCGACGACCTCGTGGTCGCGCTGCCCGCGCGCTACGCCATCACCTACCGAACCCTGGCCCATGACATCTCGATCCAAGGATGAGCCCATGACCCGACTCCTATTGCTGCGCCCACATACCCATGCGGGCAAAGCGCATTCCCCCGGCGACCGCCTCGTGCTGTCGCCGTGCACCGCCGATTGGCTGATCACTCACGGCATCGCCATGCGCGACGACGCAGCCGCGGCGCCAATGCTGGCGCGACGCCCAATGCACGACGAGGAGGCAGACGCCATCGCCGCCTCAACGACCGCCACCAAGCCCACCCATCGCATCAAGGAACCCAAAGCATGAGTACCTACGCCAGTTTTCAGGGGCGCGTTTATCTCGGCAAGCGCGACAGCGCGGGCCATCCGCTCGAAGTCCGTTCGCCCGGCAATGTCGCCGAGCTGAAGCTCTCGCTCAAGACGGACGTGCTCGAACACTTCGAAAGCCAGACCGGACAGCGCTCGCTCGACCACCGCATGGTCAAGCAAAAGTCGGCGACCGTGAACCTCACTATCGAGGAGTTCACCAAGGAGAATCTGGCTCTCGCGCTGTACGGCAACCACGTGACCGGCGCCGGTGGTTCGGTCACCGACGAACCGCTGGGTGGGCCGATGCCCGTCGTTGGCGACCGCTACTTCCTCGCGCACCCGAAGGTCGCCGCCGTCGTTCTGGTCGATTCCGCCGCGACCCCGGCAACGCTGACGGCGAGCACGCACTACACCGTCGACACCGATTTCGGTGCCCTCCAGTTTCTGGACATCACCGGGTTCACGCTGCCCTTGAAAGCGAGCTACACCTTCGGCACCGCCACCGAGATCGGCATCTTCACGCAGGCGCTCCCGGAGCGGTTCCTGCGCCTCGAAGGTATCAACACGGCCCAAGGCAACGCCAAGGTTCTGGTCGAGTTGTACCGCGTCGCGTTCGATCCGCTGAAGGAGATTTCGTTCATCTCCGACGAGTACAACAAGTTCGAGTTGGAAGGCTCCCTGTTGGCCGATACCACCAAGCCCTTCGATGCGGTCCTTGGTCAGTACGGTCGCATCGTGCAGCTCTGAGGCCGACCATGAGCACACCAACCGATGAACTTGAACGACTGATCCCGCAGGGCACCAAGGTGTCCGTCGCCAGCGATACGGTGATCCTCTATCCGCTCAAGGTCGGCCAGCTGCCGGCGATGCTGCGGGCAGTCGGCGGCCTCGCCGGCCACCTGCAGCGCGATCCGATCGACTGGCTGCAACTGCTCGCCGAACACGGCGATGCGTTGCTCGATGCGGTCGCCATCGGCAGCGGCAAGACGCGTGCATGGGTCGATGGACTGGCGCCCGATGACGCCCTGCTGCTGGCTGCGAAAGTGGTCGAGGTCAACGCGGATTTTTTCGCCCGTCGGGTGATTCCGCGGATCGAGACGCTGTTCGACAGCGCCAGGACCCTCGCGGCCAGCGGAGTCACTGGTTCGACGCCGCCCAGCGCCTGATCGCGCACGGGCATGACTTCGATACGGTGTTGCAGATGACGCTGAGCCAGATGCGCGGGTTCTTGCGAGCCATCGATCAGGCGGAGGCGTCGCGCGAGTTGCGCCTGCTGAATCTGGTGCTCCTCGGCACCCGCGGCGAGGCCAAAGCCGTCGAACGGCTTGAGGACACGCTCCGAAAGCAGGCCGATCTGGGTTGACCCATGCGCATCAGGATCAAACTCGATAGCGCCGCGGCCAGCGCCAAGTTGAGGAAATGGGGCGGCGAGCTGCGCGAGAAGGTGCGCAGGGCTGTCGGTACCGCCATGCGTGCTGAGGCTCCGGCGATCAAAGCCGAACTGCAGAGCCATGTCGCGAACAAGCTCAAGGTCGTGCGTCGCTCCTTTCCGCGCAGCTTCACGGCCAAGGTCATCGATCGGGACACTCGCCGCTTGCCGGCGCTGCACATCGGCGCGCGCATTCCGTGGATCGGCATCCACGAGTCCGGTGGCACCATCCAGGGCAAGCTGCTGATCCCGCTCTACGCGCGCGTCGGCCGCAAAGCGTTCAAAGCGCACGTCACCGCTCTGATGCGCGGCGGCAACGCCTACTTCATCCGAAATGCCCGGGGGAACCTGGTGCTTATGGCCGAGAACCAGCGCGAATACGACCGCACGCTCGCGCCGTACAAACGCCGTCATCGACGCGCGACCGGCGGCGGGCGACTCAAGCGCGGCGCCGACGTGCCAATCGCCGTGCTGGTGCCGCGAGTGACGATCAAAAAGCGGCTGGATGTGTATGCCGTGATTGCGAGGCAGGTGCCGGCGATGTCGGCGGCGATTGAGGGCGCACTTATTCGAGATCTGTAGGTTGCCACTTGGTGACAGACCGCTGCACGCTATGGCACGCGACGAAATCGGATTTTACGGCCGAACAAGGAGCACGAAGTCTCAGGCGCTGAGACGGATGACTGGAGGATGGCAGTGGCGAGTACGGGAGATCAGTCACAAAGGGTCTTCACGTATATGCCTCGTTAGACGATGACTCGGAGGATGACGATGACGGCTCAGTTCACGGAGACGCTGCGCTATCAGGGGAAGGATGTGCCCATGTGCACAGAACCCCTGGGCGAGTACTTTTTCCTCGGAGGGTTTGACCCCGGTTTCGTCGGCGACTGTACTGCCCTGTGGCGTGGATACCTGGGTCACTGGGAGATAGTCGACGACCGCCTCTACCTCATCGGTCTACGTGGAAAGCTTGTGGATGGCACCGAGGCAACACTGGCGACGGTGTTTCCCGACTTTCCGAACCGAGTGTTCGCGCATTGGTATTCGGGCACGATCCGCCTCCCTCAGGGCAACGAACTCGAGTATGTCCATGCAGGCTACGGCAGCATCTACGAGCGGGACGTGCTTCTGGATATCAACCATGGGGTGATTGAGACGACCAGGGTGCGGCACAACGCGTCCTTTGCCGCAAAGGGCGACGACGGAAATAGCGACGCTAATCAGTCGTCCGGGGAAACGGGCGAAGGCGACCGGGGAAAATCGTGACCTACGTTGGCTGGTACTTCGGGTTGGGCTTCATCGTTGTTGCCTTGTTGTTGGTCTTGGCTCGCCGGGATCGGCAGGATCCAGAGTCATTGCCACCTCTGTGGGCTTGGATTTTCCTCGTTGCCTTCTGGCCAGTGTTCCTGGCCGTGTTCCTGTTCGGGGAACATAGTTCCGCGGCGACAAGTGAACCGTCTACCACGTCCGGAGACGACTCTCTCTCGTGGCTTGAGGAGCAAGCGCATGAGTACACCCTTACGCCTGAGGATCTCCGTGAACGACTCACGGTCGGGGAGATTGAGACGCGGGAGATGATCAGCGATCCGCTGAGCGCAGTTCCCGATTTGCCCTTCGGTCACCTCAACGTCGTTTGGCGCAGATTTCTCGACGATCACGTCGAGTCCGACGAGCTGTGGTCGTTTTCAACGCTCCAAGAGTCGAGGGAACTCCGAACAGGGTACGCCAAGGTCCGCAGCGGAAAGCCGATCTCCCATTTTGTGGCGAATCGGAAGTTGCTCGAAAGAAAGTAGGAGTGCTTCAGGGGAGCTTCGCCCAGCGAATTGGCTTCGATGTCGGCAAGAGGACTCAACCGCATCCGTTCCTTGCCCATTACTCACCGAAAAGCGAAGGCCAGATCTTCGCTTGGTTCTGCACACCCAAAGGTTCACCCACAGTTGCCCGACTTTTCGCCAGGCACCAGCACTCGACCTTAAGCCGACAAGCTCATGGCCAACCGCATCTCCCTCCTCGTAGCCCTGGAGGGCGCGGATGAGGGTCTCAAACGCGCGATTTCCTCGGCCGAACGCTCGTTCAACGAGATGTCGGCGACCGCGAAGACCGCGGGCGCGAAGGCGGCGCAGGGGATGGCGGAGCTCAAGGCGGGAACGGCGGCGCTCGGCGATCAGCTGACTCGTGCGCGCACGCAGTTACTGGCGTTCGTCGGCCTGTCCTGGGCGACGCAGCAGGTCACGCAACTGGTGCAGGTTGCCGACCAGTGGAACCTGATGGTGGCGCGCCTGAAGCTCGCGACCGCGGGCCAGCGCGAGTTTGTGATCGCGCAGAGCGAACTCTTCGCCATTGCGCAGCGTATCGGTGTGCCGCTGGCGGAGGTGTCGACGCTCTACGGCAAGCTGCAGCAGGCCGTTCGACAACTGGGCGGTGAGCAAAAGACTGCGCTGTCGCTGACCGAGTCGATCAGTCAGGCGCTCAAGATCTCCGGTGCCTCGGCGTCGGAGGCGCAGTCGTCGTTGCTGCAGTTCGGTCAGGCGCTGGCGTCGGGTGTGCTGCGCGGCGAAGAGTTCAACTCGGTGGTCGAGAACTCGCCGCGCCTCGCGCAGGCGTTGGCCGATGGGTTGAACGTGCCGATCGGTCGCTTGCGCAAGCTGGCCGAACAGGGACAACTGACGGCGGACGTTGTCGTCAACGCGCTGATGTCGCAGAAGGACAAGCTCGCGGCGGAGTACGCGCAGTTGCCGGTGACGGTCGGCACGGCGTTCGAGCGGCTCAAGAATGCGTTTGCCCAGTGGATCGCCAGGGTCGATGAGTCGACCGGCATCACGCAGAAGTTGGCGACCGCGCTCGATTGGCTGGCGCGCAACTTCGAGACGGTGATGGGTTGGCTCAAGGTCATCGCCGAGATCGGCCTGGCGGTGTTGATCTACCGACTGATCCCGGCACTGATCACGGCGTGGCAACTGGCCGGCACGGCGGGGGTTACGGCCGCAGCGTCCACGGCGGCGGCATGGAACACCGCCAACCTTTCGATGTCGGCGGCGGTGGCCACAGCGGGTCTGCTCAAGACATCGTTCGCGGTGCTGGCGGCCGCGTTGATCGGCTGGGAGATCGGCACCTGGTTGTCGGAAAAGTTCGAGATCGTGCGCAAGGCCGGCATCGCCATGATTCAGGTGCTGGAGAACGGCCTGGAGATGCTCAAGTTTTCCTGGGAGCGCTTCGCCGCGATCTTCACCGGCGACACCATCGCGGCGGCCACGCAGCGCCACGAAGAGCGGCTCCGGCAGATGAACGCAATCTTCGCCGAGATGTACGTCGATGCATCGGAAGCGGGCCGCGCGGCGCAGCAGGCGGCGGCGCTGGCTACCGCCGGCGCTGAGGAGATGGCACGTAGGCTGGAAGCCGTGCGCCAGGGAACGCAAGAAGCGGTCGGTCGCGGCATCGAAGCCATCGATGCCACCCTCAACAAGCTCAAGAGTCAGATCACCGCCATCGAGCAGGTGGTGACTGCGGCGCAGCAAGGGGCGACACAGGCGATCTCAGGCATCACCCAGGCTTATCAAGGCCTGACCGGTATCGTCGACGCGACGCTGCAGAAGCAGTTGGCCAGTACGCAGGCGCACTACGCGCAGAAACAAGTGCTGTTGGAGCAGTCGAACGCCTCCGAAGCGAAACTGATCAAGGAGACCACGCAGCTGCTGGTGGATTCGGTGCAGCAGCAGTCCGATCTGCGCGCCCAGGCGCTCACCGAGACGCTCCGGCTGATCGAGCAAGAGGGCCAGGCGCGTCGGTTTGCCGCGCAACGCCAGGCGGAGACCGACGAAGCGCGCCGCGCTGCGACCTTGCGCGTCGACAACGAGATCCTGGCCGCCAAGCAGCAGGCGCTCGCGCAGGCTGCTGCCGACTATGTGCGCCATGTCGACGCGCTCAATGCCGAAGCCAATCGCCATCTGGCCGAGATTCGGCGCATCGAGGACGAGAAGCGCGCGCTGTCGCAAACCACTGAGGACCGGATCCGCGAACTGCGCCGTTCGACGATGGGCGAGTACCAGGCCTATCAGGACAAGTTGACGCAGGTCGCCGAGCTGCAGCGCAAGGCGCGGGCTGCGATCTCGGAGGGCGAGTTCGAACTGGCGATCCAGTACGCCAAACAGGCCCAGGATCTGGCCGCTCAGACCGCCAAGGCGGTCAAGGATGGCGATGCAACCATCGTCTCGCAGAAGCAGGCGGTGAAGGCCGCCATCGATGCGATGCGCGAGAGCGAACAACTGGCGATTCAGGCCCTCGAAGGCGAGGGTCGCGCGCACCAGAAAGCCGCCAGCGAGGCGACTTCCGCCCGAAGTCAGATCGAGACCGCGCTGCGCGGCACCCAGGCGCAGATCGAGCAGATTCAGGCGCAACTGGAGACCGGGCTGAAGTTCGCCATCGATGTCGACAGCAGCAAGCTCGACGCCGCATTGAGCCAACTCGAGGAGGCGCTGCGCGAGAAGGCGTACCTGGTGCGTATCGACGCCGACCTCAAGGCGGCCCATGCGCAACTGCGCGATCTCGAAGCGCAACTGAAGGACGGCAAGACGCTGCTGGTCAATGCCGATATCAGTCGCGCCAAGTCAGCGCTGGAAACGCTGCAGACCTATGCCGATCGCACCGGGCAGATCGACCTGAAAGTCGCCACCGAGAAGGCACAGACCTCGTTACGCTTGGTCGACAGCCAGATCCGCGCCCTGGATCAGATCCGTACCGAGTCACAACACGCGATCAGCACCAACGCCAACCAGGCCCGGCGCGAGATCCAGTCGCTCGACGGCATCAACACCAGTTCGACGCACACCATCTACGTGAAACGGGTCGAACAGAATGCGTCGGGTGGCTTGGTTGGGTCGGGAGTGACGGCTCCGCGCGGCTACGCGAAAGGCGGCTCCGTATTGTCCTTCTCCCGCATGAAGTCGGGCGTGGTTCCCGGGTCGGGCGATGGCGACACCGTGCCGCGTGCGCTGGAGGCCGGCGCATTCGTGATCCGCAAGGCCGCTGTGCGCAAGTACGGCGCTGAGACGCTGCGCAAGCTGGCTGGCGTCGCGCGCTTTGCAACGGGTGGGTCGGTGCCGAGCAGTTCGCCGGGATCTTGGTCGTCGAGTCCCGCCGGCGCGAGTCCCGTGGGCTCGCCCAGCCCGACGCCGCCGAAACGTAAACCGGTGGCTGCGACGGATAAGGTCAATCGTGATGTGTCCGAGGCATTGAAACTGATCGAACTCGGTCTGCAGGGCGCGAGGATCGGTCGGGCGCATATGGAGCGGATGAACTGGAGGCTGCCGATCGGCACCCAGAGCCTGAGAACCGATCCGATCGACATTCAGGCATTCCACGACCGCGACTATCTCCAGCGCCTGCTGCGAGTCCGCAAGCTGACCAGCCTGGAGTCAGGCTCGGTCGACACGATCAAGGGACGCTGGCGCACAGCGATGGCGCAGGCGCAGGTCGCCGGCGTGGATCTCGAGCGCCAACTGATGGAGTACATCGAACGCGAGACCGAGCGGCAGATTTACTTCGCTCGTGGTGGACTGGCCAAATCGGACACCGTGCCGGCGATGCTGACGCCCGGCGAGTACGTGGTCAGCCGTGAGGCCGTCAAACGACTGGGCGCTGGGTTCTTCGCTGCGATCAACGCCATGAAGGCACCGGCGAAAGCAGTCGCC